CGCGGAAGAGGAGCGGGTCGTCGTTTTCGTTGAGGTCGATCAAACGCTGGTCCCCGTCGCGTAGAGGAGGTTGTTCACGTCGGGCACGGCCTTGACCGTCAGGCCAAGCCGCCGCTCGACGTTGCCGAAGTTCGAGTGCACGAGCCCGTTGGGGGGCAGGTAGCACCGATTGAAGGTATAGGTCGTCTTGCCGGGGGTCTTCGGGTAGATGCGGATGCCGAAGGTGCCGCTGTCGGTGACGAGCAGGCGGCCGACCGTGGTCGTGCCCTGCGCCCCGCGCTGGCGCGCCTCGAGCTGCGCGAGCTCCGTGGCGTCCCACTTCACGAGCGTGAAGGTAATCGCGCCGTCCGTGTTCTGCAGGACGATCTCCTCGGGCGTGCCGCCGCTCGACGACGTCCGCACCTCGTGCTGGTAGTCGTTCCACGTGGCCTGCGGGAGGTTGTCGTTGTCGCACTCGCCGAGCTCGGTCCACACCGAGCCGTCGTACCAGTCAATGCGGGTCGGCCCGCTCACGAAGATCGCCGTAGGCATCAGTTCGTCCTTCCTTTGAGCACCTTGCTCAGCCCTAGTCTAATCGTGCGGCCGATGCCTGCCCATTCCTTGTCCGTGGGGACGAGGAACGGACGAGCCGGAACGGTGACGCCGCGGCGGGCAATGAAGTAGTCCTTGCCGCGGACCAGCCCTTCGTTCTCTGGATTGGCCCCCTTGGCGTGTTCGCGCCGGCCCTTCTTGGTCAGGGGGATGTAGTTGGCCTTCTTGGTCGTAAAGCCGAACTCGTGGAAGATCCCGTAGAACGGCCCGGTCAGGGTGATTTCCAGCCGGGTCGGGCCGACCTTGACCGTCCTGGCCCCGAGCTTGCCCTTCAGGTTGCCTTGGTCACTCAGGGGCGTCCCGCCCTCGCGGAACGACTTGCCCTTGATGAGGTATTCGGTCACCTCCGTGGGCTTGATGGTCACCCGGCCGTCCTTGGTCTTGCGCTGCCGCATCTCGACGCGCTTGCGCGTGCCCAGGATCGGACCCTGCTTGGGCTTGGTCTTCGTCCAGAACTCGGTGTCCAGGCTCTTGAGGGGCTTCAATGCGGTCGGCGCTCCGTCCGGGCCTCGGCCCTCGCTCTTGGCGATGTGGCGCTTCGCCGCCGCCGCCACGGCCTGGGAGATGCCCTGCAGGATGCGCGGGTCGCCCAGCGCCGCCGCCACGCGCTTCTGCCAGCTGCTGCCGCCGAAGCCGAAGGCCACGTCAGCCTCCCGGCATCGTGTTGGGCTTGCGCGGCGGGAAGAAGTTGCTCGAGCTCACCTGGTTGTAGTAGGCGAGCGTCTGCAGGGGGGTCGCCCGCACCTCGGGCAGGCCGGCGTCGGCCGCCTTGGAGATCGCCCCGAAGATCTGCCGCCCGTCCCGCAGGTGCTCCAGCATCTCGTAGGCCCGCTTGCGGCGCTCCTCCACGGCCGGCGGCACGACCATGCCCCGGCGCTGGAAGAGGATCTCGGTCGCCAGGTCGCAGGTCAGCCCGACGAGGAGCCAGTCCCCTGCGCCGGCTAGCGTGTTCAGGTCTAGGTCGGTGTAGATGTTCCCCACCCGGGCGTAGCTCTTGATCATCGCGGTGGCGCGCTCGAGCGCCATCGTCGTGATGGGGTTGGGGGGCGCGGAGTCCTCCCCGTTGTCCGAGCACAGCTCAGCGATGATCCGGGCGTCCAGTTCCTTCTCGAGGTCGGCGTAGGTGGCGAATGCCATGCGTGCCTCCGTTCACGAAAGGGGGGGAGGGAGCCGAAGCGCCCTCCCCCCTTTCCCTTCCACTCCGAGACCGATCAGGCGGTGACGTCGGCGACGAGGTAGCCCGACACGGGCGCGACCACTTCGGTCGTGCTGTTGTCGATCACGCGGCCCTCGATGCGACGGTCCTTCGGGTCGTCCCAGTTCTCGACGGTCATGTCCTCGAAGGCCATGATCTGCACGGTCGAGAAGCTCGTCGAGCCCTCGACGCCGATCAGGCCGCCGGGGCGGCTCACGAAGACGGCTGAGTTGCCGTAGATGTACTGCCGGGTCGTGCTCGACGCGCCCTTGCGGGTCGTGACGCGCACGCTGTCGTCCACGACCACCTGCACGCCGAAGAGGTTCGGCGGGAGGCCGTACATGGCGAACGTGTCCGAGCCCTGCAGGAAGGGCATGGCCGCGGGGTAGTTCTTGACGTAGTCACGAACCTCCGAGGTCTGCGAAAGCAGGTTGGCGACGGTCGGGGAGATGACCATCATCACGTCGTACTCGGCCCGCACCGCACCGCCCGTGGTGAGCGAGATGCGCTGCAGGATGCCCTGGATCGCCTTCTGGATGACGTTCGAGGACGAGGTCGTCCAGATGGCGCCGCCGGGGCTAGCCGTTCCGGTCGCCGCGTAGTTGCCCACGGCGTTGAACGTCGCCGAGGTCGTCAGCGCGGTCGCGGTGCGGATGCAGCGGCCCGTCATGGCCAGCTGCGCCTTGGCGCGGGCGTGCTGCGCGACCACGTCCCAGGCGGCCTGCTTCACGGTCTCGTTCGGGATGTAGAACGGGTACGCGTAGCGCTGGCAGGCGAACTGCACGAAGTCGTGCTGGTTCGTGGAGCCGACCGGACGGTCGTTCCCCAGCGGCCACTGGAAGGCGTTGATGTCCGTGATGCGGACGTTGTCGTCCGAATCCAGCCGCAGGTAGTACCCGGTCATCTGGTTGACCGGGACGATCTGCGCGTACTTGGTGATGGGGAACGTGTTCACCGCACGGGTGAACTCGACCTGAAGAGCGCCCGTTGCGAGGGCGTTGGTGGACGGGACGTAGGTGTTGAGCCCGCCACCGACTGCGACGTAAGCCATTGTGTGACCTCCTTAAGGTCAGGAATCAGGGGATCGCCCGAGTCGAGGGCAGACGGTACGCCCAGAAGATCTGCCCGCTGGCAGCCGCTTCAAGGGCAACGAAGAGGGGCATGTGGCCCGTGGTGGTCGTGGCAATCGCCACGCCAGCCGTGGACGGCACGAGGGGCTGTCCGGCGGTGATGTTGCCGCCTGCCTCGATCTGCACCACGTTCGAGGGCTGGAGGCTGATGGGGTCGCCCGAGGCGGCGTTGGCCGTCGCGTCGAAGCGGCGGGTGGAGCCATCGGTCACGCCGACGACGTAGTCGCCGACCGCGGTGGCGGCCACGCCCGTGAAGGCGGTCGTGTCCATCTTGACGATGCGGTACGGGTTGATGGTCCCGCCCGCGACGAGGTTGGGGGAGAAGTTCAGCATGGTGTCCTGTGTCCTTGCGCCTTAGCGCTTGTTGATGCGGGAGTTGATCGCCTTGGCAAACTCATCCGGCTTGCCTGCGAACTGCTTGACGAGGTCGCCGACGTCGCCCACGGCCATTGCCTTGGGCATGGCGGCACGGCTCATGTCGATCTTGGCGCCGATGGGGTCGCGCGCGAACAGCTCGCGCCACGACTCCAGCAGGGCGACCGGATCCTTGGCCGATGCGAGCTGCGCCAGGAGCGCGGTGCGCTGGCCCTCGGGGATGCGGTAGCCCTCCTGCTCCATGATCTCGATCTCGCGCGAGAAGCGCTCGCGCTTGACCTCGGCCTCGAGCCGGCTCATGCGGGCCTTCAGGCGGGCGTTCTCCGAGCGCAGGGCGTAGGTGGAGCGGGAGGCGATGACCTCCTCCTCCTCGTCCATGCCCATCTCGGCGCTCTCGTCGTCGTGGCTGCCGATGTCGATGTGGACGCCTTCGCCACCCTCCTCGGCCTCCTCCTCGTCGGCCTGGAAGTCCATGCCTTCGCCGGCCATCTCGGCCTTGTCCTCGTCGTTGTCCTCGCCGAACTTCTTCTTCATCGTGGCGGCCAGGTCGTCGATGGCGCACTTCATGGCATCGAGCTCGGCTCCGTAGTCTCGGTCTGAAGGCATGGAAGCCTCCTCCTTGATTGCTGCCGGGACGAAGGTGTTCAGCCCGCCCCCGACCCCGGCGAGGTCGTGGTTGGACTTCGAGAAGGTGATCTTCAGGCCGGCACGCTCAAAGTGCGTGTCGGGAAGCGGGCGCCGTGGGGTCTCGCGGCCCAGCAGCGCCACCTCGCTCAGGTGGTTGGATTCGGACCAGATCTCAGCCGAACGCCTGGGGAAGGCGTTGGTGGCGATCAAGCGGTCGAAGATGTCCCTTCCCACCTCCATGTCGCCCACAATGTACCCGACCCCATCCCGTTCCTCGTATTTCAGGGCCGGGATTCTGCCGACCGCCGACTTGGGCTCCTTGCCGTCCTTCTCGTGCATGATGACCACGCGGGGGAAGGAGCCCCGGCTCATGTGCTTGCCCGTGGCGCCAACGATCTTGCGGAGGCGCTCGTTGTCGAAGCGCTTGAGCTCGGGGTCGGCCTTGGCGTCGTCGATGGCGGGGTCGAAGGCCATGAAGAGCTCAACGCCCTTGATGACGACCTTGTCGCCGGCCTCGACGATGGGGTGGGATGTGGGGGTCATTCGTCTGCTCCTGCCCAGACCCGGTCGGGGTGCTGGGGCTGTGGGATGAGGATGCTTTCCAGGGCCGAACGCTGCAGGTAGGTCATCTTGTCGCGCAGGCGCAGGTTGGCGTGCCAGCCGGGGAGCGGCACGGGGATGGGGTTGCCGTCCGGGTCCACGTCCGGTCCCGGCACCCAGATCGTGCCGATGGGGTCGTAGGACGACTCCTCGGCTGGCAGCAGGCCGATGCCCGCCGCCGCCATCGCCTCATGGACGTGCGCCTCGTCCTCGCCCTTGAGCCAGTAGTCGTAGAAGACGGTCATGTGGTGATCGTCTGGAGGTTCGCGTCGGTCAGGGTGCCGCTGTAGAACTCGATCTTGCGGATAATGCAGTTGGCGTACTGCGAATACCCGGCGGTCGAACTCGTCGCCTCCGCTCCGAAGGTCACGTAATCGATATTGCCGAAGGTCGTGATGTTGTTCGTCCCGGTCTGCACGGTGCCGCCGTTGATGCAGAAGCGTGAGTTCGTGCCGTTCCAGTAGTGGACGGCCTTCTGCACCCCGGTCCCGATGGTGCCCGTGGCGGTGTTGCCGCTCGACCAGAACGCCCGTGCCGCCGTGGTGGTGCTGGCCTGAAGGCCGAGTTGCTCGTTCGCCACGTCATCCGTGGAGAG